ATCAATAGAAGTATTATATAGTGGAGCTAAAATACTAGGACACGAAAAAATGCTAAGATGGGAAATGGCTGAAAATATGACTAGGCCAAACGCTGACACTGTTAAAGTTAACATGAACTACAACATCGTAGCTCCTAGGTTATACAAAGGTCGCGTAGAATCAATTGTAAGCAGAATAACTGGTTTTGCTGACATGATACAGCTAACTCATTTAAAACTGCAACAGGTGATGTCTAGAATAGTACCTGATGGTGTTTACATGGATATAGATGGTTTAGCAGAAGTAGATCTTGGTAACGGAACTAATTACAATCCAGCTGAAGCTTTGAATATGTATTTTCAAACTGGTTCTATTGTAGGTAGATCAATGACGCAAGATGGTGGCATGAACCCTGGTAAAGTACCTATTCAAGAATTAGCAACGTCTAATGGTATGGGTAAAATACAAGCTCTTATTCAGACTTATGAATATTACTTAAAAATGATAAGAGATGTAACCGGACTTAATGAAGCTAGAGATGGTACACTACCTGATAAGCAATCGTTAGTAGGTTTACAAAAGCTAGCAGCTGCTAGTTCAAACGTAGCTACTAGACATATACTACAGTCTAGTTTATATTTAACACTTAGAACTTGTGAAAATATATCATTAAGAGTCGCAGATGCTTTAGCATTTCCATTTACTAGACAGTCATTAGCTTCTAGTATATCAAGATACAACGTAGGTACATTAGACGAATTATCTAATTTAAACTTACATGACTTTGGTGTATTTTTAGAGTTAGAGCCAGATGAAGAAGAAAAACAAGTATTAGAGCAAAATATACAAATCGCTTTACAAGGTGGTCAAATAGATCTTGAAGATGCTATAGATGTTAGAGAAGTTAACAATTTAAAGTTAGCTAATCAAATGTTGAAGAAAAGAAGAAAAGATAAAGCAGCTAGAGATCAACAGGCTCAACAAGCTAATATACAAGCACAAGCACAAGCTAATGCTCAATTAGCAGAGCAAACAGCCATGGCAGAAGCTCAAAAGCAACAAATATTAACTGAGCAAAAAATGCAGTTAGAAAAAGCTAAGTCTGATTTTGATGTTCAGAAAATGGAAAGAGAAGCTCAAGTTAAAATGCAATTAATGGAGCAGGAGTTTAATTACAATATGCAATTAGCTCAGATGCAAGGTCAAGCAAAACAAAATGCTGAAAATAGTAAAGAAGATCGTAAAGACGAAAGAACTAAAATACAAGCGTCGCAACAATCAGAGCTAATAGATCAAAGAAAAAATGATTTATTACCTAAAAACTTTGAATCCTCAGGTAATGATAACTTGGGTGGATTTGGACTAGAGCAATTTATGCCTAGATAATTATTAACTATTATATTATATTATGTCAGAAACAGTCAAGAAAGAAGGTGACTTTAAAATTAAAAAGAAACCAGGGAGACCTAAAAAATTAAATAAAAAAGATGAACTTATTAAAGTAGATTTATCTAAAAAAGAAGAAGATGCCGTTCAAGAGCAAACAACAGATGAAGTACCTGTTCGCGACGAATCCCCAATTAGCGAAGAAGTTCCTAAAGAAAACGTCAAAGAAACAACTGAACAACCTACCGAAAAGAAAGAAGAAGAAGTAGTATCTCCTATACAAGAGATAACCGAAGAAGAGGTAGTAGAAGAAAAAGTAATTAAAGAAGAACCAGTAGCTGAAGTAAAGCAACCAGAAGTTAACTTACCGGAAAATGTAGAAAAGTTAGTTAAGTTTATGGAAGAGACTGGTGGAACTGTTGAAGACTATGTTAGATTAAACGCTGACTATTCAAATGTAGACAGTGATACTTTATTAAAAGAATTTTATAAACAGACAAAACCTCATTTAGATATGGAGGAGATTAACTTCTTATTAGAAGATAATTTTTCATATGACGAGGATATAGATGAAGAGCGAGACATAAGAAAAAAGAAACTCGCTTATAAAGAAGAAATTGCAAAAGCCAAAAGCTTTTTAGAGGAAACAAAGAGTAAATATTACGATGAGATCAAGTTGAGACCAGGCGTAACTCAAGACCAACAAAAAGCAACTGATTTTTTCAATAGATATAACGAAGAACAAAAAACGGTTCAAGAGCAACATAATAGGTTTAAGTCTAGTACTAAAAACTTTTTTAACCAAGAATTCAAAGGTTTTGATTTCAATATTGGTGAAAAGAAGTTTAGGTATGGGGTTGGTAATACCGAAGATGTAGCAAATAGTCAATCAGATCTTACAAACCTAGTCGGGAAGTTCTTAGATAACAAAGGTGAAGTAAAAGATTTTAAGGGCTATCATAAAGCCATATACGCGGCACAGAATTCTGATACTATAGCTAATCATTTTTATGAGCAAGGCAAAGCCGATGCTGTTAAAGATATGATGGCTAAATCCAAAAACATAAGTAACGAACCAAGACCTACGTCTAGTGGTGATGTATTTATAAACGGGTTAAAAGTAAAAGCTATTTCTGGAGTTGATAGTTCTAAGTTAAAACTAAGAATAAACAAAAAATAAAACTTAAAATTTAAAAAATGGGAACATTAACTAGTAATTCACCTGGATTAACTCCTGCACCTATAAAAGGGCAAGCGTTAAACAGTAATTACCTAAGCTTCACTGATGGAGCAAATGACTTCGCTCAACAATATCTTCCTGAATTGTATGAGGCAGAAGTAGAAAGATACGGAAACCGAACTATTGGAGGTTTCTTGAGAATGGTAGGTGCAGAAATGCCTATGTCTTCTGATCAAGTTGTTTGGTCTGAACAAAATAGATTGCACGTATCTTATAAGGATGCTAAAATAAACCAAAACTCTAAAGTTACTATCGACATTACAACTGGAGCAGGAAAAGAGTGTGCTATTAAGCTTAATCAAACTATAGTAGTACAAGGTGCTGCAGGTGAGATGACTGCTTTAGTTTCTGCTGTTGGTTTAGTTAGTGGTGCTGGTGTTTGTGAAATTATCTGCAAGCCTTACACTAATGACAATTTTGTTGACACTACAGCTGGACTTTTTGCTAATAACGACCCTGTAACTTTATTTGTTTATGGTTCTGAGTATAAAAAAGGTAGTGAGCCGGTTATTGGAACACTAACTCCTTCATTTACTCAACATAATAACAAACCAATCATTTTAAGAGATGAGTTCCAAGTTAATGGATCTGATGTTGCTCAAATTGGTTGGGTTGAAGTTGCTACTGAAGATGGTACTTCTGGATACTTATGGTATCTAAAGGCTGAGTCTGAAACTAGACTTAGATTTGAAGACTATATGGAAATGTCAATGGTTGAAGCTGAGAAAAAGTCAGGAACTTCTATATTACCTGTTGATACTACTGGTTCTGAAGGTTTATTTGCCGCTATTAAAGATAGAGGTCAAGTTATGGACGGTTTTGGTGCTGCTGCAACTGGTACCGGAGCGATTGCTGATTTTGACGTAATACTAAAGCAGTTAGATAAAGAAGGCGCTATTGAAGAAAACATGCTTTTCTTAAATAGAGAAATGGCTTTATCTATGGATGATATGTTAGCTTCTGTAAACGGTGGATATGCTGGAACTGCTCCTAGTGCAATGGGTGCTTCTTTTGGTTTATTTAACAATGAAGAAAACATGGCATTAAACTTAGGTTTTGATGGTTTTAGAAGAGGTTCTTATGACTTTTATAAAACTGACTGGAAATATCTAAATGATGCTGCTACTAGAGGTGTACTAGGAATGTCTAGTATTACTCCTGGTAACACAGTTGAAGGTGTATTAATTCCTGCTGGAACATCTACGGTTTACGATCAGTCTTTAGGATCTAATATTAGAAGACCTTTCTTACATGTAAGATATAGAGCTTCTGAAGCAGATGATAGAAGAATGAAGTCTTGGGTGACTGGTTCTGTTGGAGGTGCTTATACTTCTGGGTTAGATGCTATGAAAGTTCATTTCTTATCTGAGAGATGTCTTTGTGTTCAAGGTGCTAATAACTTCGTGTTATTCCAATCTTAAAAACAATCAAAATAATGCTAGGGTGCTTAGGCACTCTAGCTTTTTATTATTATATTATATTATATTATGGAAACAAAAACTAAAAAAGAAAAAACAAATGTTCCTAAAGCTGAAATTGGCTGGGAGATAAAAGATAGGCATTATTTACTTAGAGGAAATATGTCTCCTTTAACTTACATACTTAGAGGCAAGTCTACTAGAAGACAACCTTTATTATACTTTGACAAAGAACAGGGTCATAATAGAGAAATTAGATACGCTACAAATCAAAAATCTATTTTTGTAGATGAACAAGATGGTCATAGTATGTTAGGTCATATAATTTTTGAAAATGGAGTGCTTTTCGTGCCTAGAAATCAACAGGCATTGCAAAAGTTACTTTCTTTATACCATCCATTTAAAGACAAAAAGTATGAAGAGTTTGATTCTGTCAGAGAAGCCGTTGATGAATTAGAAGATTTAAACCTAGAAATAGATGCTTTGAATTTAGCTAAGGGTATGGAGCTTGATAAGATAGAAGCTATAATGAGAGTAGAACTAGGTAGTGAAGTAACTACTATGAGTTCTAAAGAACTTAAAAGAGATGTCTTGCTTTTTGCTAGAAGTAATCCAGAATTATTTATAGAATTAGCTAATGATGAAAACGTTGAGCTTAGAAACTTTGGTATTGTAGCTACAGAAGCTAAAATAATATCCTTGTCTCAAGATCAAAGAACTTTCTCTTGGGCTAGCAATGGCCGTAAACTAATGAACGTACCATTTGATGAAAACCCATATTCAGCATTAGCTGCTTGGTTTAAAACAGATGAAGGTGTTGAGGTTTACAAA